AAGTCTTCTTCCTGAAGGATTTTCTGCAGTTGCAGCTGCAGATACTGTAAGATTTGATCAAGATTACTGGGTAAATGATGATATTAGTTTCGTGGGAAATTCTTTCTCATCCCCCGACACTATTTCCTTTACTAGTTCTCGTCTTCCTGGAGGACTTGGTGAAGATCACATTTCCCTTACATCTCCTTATACTTTGAATTTGAATATGTCTGAAGATACAAATAAAAACGGATTTTGGAAGTACGAAGAAGATAAAACTCTGAAAGAAATTGAGCAATATCTTTCTAGCACTTATCACTCCCATTACACATCTGAACAGTCAAAGACCCAAACATTGGATTTGATTGAAAGTATTGGTGACAGTGAAGCATTCACCCGTTCTAATGCTATTAAGTATCTGTCTCGCTTTGGTAAGAAGAATGGTAAATCAAAGATGGACATTTTGAAGGCAATCCATTATTGTATTCTTCTGTACCACTTCGCTGGTCTTCACAAAAATAACACCACTTCCGACTTCCCTTACTGATTATGAAACTTTCTGATAAAACCCTTTCTGTCCTGAAGAACTTTTCTTCCATCAACCAGTCTATTCTGTTCAAGCAAGGTAGTAAACTTCGCACCATTAGTGTGATGAAGAATATTCTGGCTGAAGCAACGATTACTGAAGAATTTACTAAAGACTTTGGTATCTATGATTTGAACCAGTTCTTGAATGTAAATACTTCCATCTTCAAGTCTCCTGATCTTGATTTTTCTAACGATGGGTATGTCGTCATTCGTGAAGGAAAAATGCGTCAACGCTTTTTCTTTGCCGATCCTAATGTGATTGTTGTTCCCCCTGAAAAAGAGATTTCACTTCCCAGTGAAGATGTCTGCTTTGAACTGAGCACTGAACAACTTAACACGCTTATCAAAGCTGCTGCTGTAAATCAACTTCCTGATATCTCCGCTGTTGGTGAAGCAGGTGTTGTTAAACTGGTGGTTCGTGATAAGAAGAATGATACCTCTAATGACTTTGCAGTTGTTGTTGGTGAAACCGAAAACGAATTCTGTTTCAACTTTAAGGTTGAGAATATTAAGGTCCTTCCTGGAACTTATGAAGTCGTGGTTTCTCAAAAACTTCTTTCACGATTCACTTCTAAGAATCACGATCTTACCTACTACATCGCTCTGGAACCTGATTCTACTTTTGGTTGATTGTTATTATGAAAGACTGGAATGCCTTGTTCAATAACCTGTCGGATGGTGAAAAGGATAAAGTTGCCATCCTTCGGGTTATGGAATGTGCTAATGGTGTTATGCAACATGCTTATAGGGAAGGACAGATTTTTGCTTATTCTACCTATGAGACCCGTAAGGCAATGAAGTTCAGTATGTCTTGTATGAAAAGGATGGAAATCCCCCTAAAGGAAGAAACCATTTCATTTGAACCAGAAACAGAAAAACTGCTGAGGGAAGTTAGAGAACTCTACATCAGTGGTTTTAAGAATGGAAACGATGATGATTTCAATGAGTTTATGATTGTTTCTGGTGCTTGTATTCGTGCCCTTGGCAAAGAACGAATTGTTAAGGCAAAAGACATTCTGGCACAAAACACTACTGATATTCCACTTCAGGCATTAGACTGGGGTGTAAGATACATCAATCAGTTTTTCCAGTGAATATCTTTGTCACAAACCCTTTCCCTGCCGAAAGTGCTATCGTCCTTCCTGACAAACACATTGTCAAGATGCCGCTTGAATGCTGCCAAATGCTTAGCATTATTGCTTCTCCCTGGTATCATGATTATGGGACTCTTCCCAAACAAGACGGCACTGCCTACAAGACAGAGAAGGGGGCATTCCGAAACCACCCATGTACCAAATGGGCGGCAGAGACGGTGGATAATGCCTACTGGCTTATCAAATGGGGATTGAACTTGTGCCAAGAGTATACTCTACGATATAATAAACAACACTCCTGCGAAGGGACACTTACTCATGCTTATTACCTTTTCCCTAAAGGTAGACTTGATGAAGTAACTCCTTTCGCACGAGCAATGCCTGAGGAATACAAGTTTGATACTAGTATTTCCACCTTTGACGCATACAAGATGTATATTGCATCCAAACCTTGGGTGAAGGACAATTATCTTCGCATGCCCCAACGTAAACCTGATTGGATTTGATTATGAGCGAAGTCAACTTCAAGAAGCATCGGGTATTCCGTGAAACGGATTCCGTCATCTTCTACGATATTTCTGTGGAGAATTCAAATGCCAGTGACCTGGTTGTTCATACTGGACCTGCCATCTCACCTCCGAATGATGTCATTGGTGCGAAACAGTTTTACATTCACTATCATCAGGTAGATCATAATCGTGTTCTATCTGGTATGAGAACATTTGAACTTGTGAACCCTGAGTGGAAGTATCCCTATCATATTGTTCATCTCAATCGTTCTTCTGGTGCTCTTGTAGTTCCGATTGGCACTTATCATCGTAGTACCTCTGGTGAAGATGGTTCTATTGTCATCAACCAGGCAATTCGTGATGATGAGTTTGACCCAGAGAAGGAATTTGTTCCAGTTTCTGCTGGACAAAACGCAGACTTATATCGTATACTGGCACACGAGAAACCAGTGATTCACACTATTGGTGAGTAAATTATGTCAAGTGAATTTCTTTTTGTGGAGAAATATCGTCCTCAAGTAATTGAGGATTGTATTCTTCCTGATGAAACTAAAAAAACTTTTAAGGAGTTTGTAGCAAAAGGTGAGATTCCCAATCTGCTTCTTGCTGGTCCTCCTGGTATTGGTAAAACTACTATTGCAAAGGCACTGTGCAATGAAATAGGAGCAGATTATTATGTCATCAACGGATCCGATGAAGGACGTTTCCTGGATACTGTACGGAACCAAGCAAAAAACTTTGCTTCGACCGTCTCACTTACGGGATCTTCTAAACACAAAGTCATCATCATCGATGAGGCTGATAACACAGGCAACGACGTACAACTCCTACTACGGGCGAATATTGAGGCATTTTATAACAACTGCCGATTCATCTTCACCTGCAACTACAAAAACAAAATCATTGAACCTCTTCATTCCCGATGTGCTGTCATTGACTTCACAATCAAAGGAAAACAAAAGGTCCAACTTGCAGGAAGTTTCTTTCAACGACTTCAATCAATCCTGGATTCTGAAGGTATTGCGTATGATCAAAAGGTCCTTGCAGAACTCATCAATAAGCACTTCCCAGACTTCCGACGAGTCCTGAACGAATGTCAGCGATATTCTACTGGTGGTAAAATTGACTCTGGTATTCTTGCAACCTTTAGTGATGTAAAAATCAACGACCTGATTAAAAATCTTAAAGATAAGAACTTCCCAGAAGTTCGTAAGTGGGTTGTTTCTAATTTGGATAATGATGCGTCACATTTACTTCGTAAGATTTACGATGCTTGTTACGAATGTCTGGTCCCAGCGTCTATTCCCGCTGCCGTTCTTGTGATTGCTAAGTATCAATATCAGTGTGCATTTGTTGCAGACCAAGAAATCAATCTTCTGGCAGCTTTAACTGAAATTATGGTGGAGTGTGAATTCAAATGATTAAACAAATTAAGTCTCATTGGTATTATGTGTTCTGGGGTATTTGTACTGTTACTGTTGTAGCAGGACAAATCTATGTTGGATCTGGATATCGTCAGATGGCAGAAGCAACTAAATCAACTCAGATTTCCGTGAGGTGCATTACAAAATGAAATCCTTGAAGACACCTTTGAGATATCCTGGTGGTAAGTCCCGTGCTTGTGTAAAGATGGGTCCTTACTTTCCAGACCTTCGCGATTATGAAGAATTTCGTGAACCATTTCTTGGTGGTGGTAGTGTTGCGATTTATATCACAAAGAAGTATCCCAACATAGATATTTGGGTGAATGATCTGTATGAACCGCTTGTAAACTTCTGGCAACAACTCCAGATGTTTGGGATTGATCTTAAAGATAAACTTGTAGATCTGAAGACGACAAACAATACTCCAGAACTGGCAAAAGATCTTTTCCTTAAAGCAAAGGAGCAAGTCAATGACACGAGTCTGTCTAATGTTGACCGTGCTGTGGCTTTCTATATTGTCAATAAGTGTTCTTTTAGTGGTCTCACAGAGAGTTCATCATTTTCAGCACAAGCGTCCAATGCCAACTTCAGTTTGCGCGGGATTGAAAAGTTGCCTGAGTATTCTAAACTAATTGAACATTGGCGTATAACTAATTATTCCTATGATTACCTACTTGGTAGTGAAGGTAATGCTTTTGTATACCTTGATCCTCCTTATGATATTAAGGATAACCTCTATGGGCGTAAGGGATCAATGCACAAAGGATTTGATCACGATAAGTTTGCTGCTGATTGCTCTGCTTGCAGTTTTGATCAGTTGATTAGCTACAATTCAGACCAACTTGTGAAAGAACGATTTAAAGATTGGAAGACTGGTGAGTTTGACCTGACTTACACGATGCGTTCAGTTGGGGAATATATGCGAGAGCAAAAAGAAAGAAAAGAACTTCTGCTATTTAATTATGGAACTGAAAGATTGGTTGAACTCGATTAATTTTACAAAGGAAGACCTGTCGGAAGATATTAAGGATTATCCTCCCTTCATTATCAATCGTTGTTTGTCTGGGCATATTGATTGTGTGATGTATGCAAACGAAATGAATATCTACAATCATCTTGATAAAGATATGCAATATTCGTTTTATCTAAATAGTCTTAGGAAACGGAAGAGATTTTCTCCCTGGCTCCGCAAGGATAAAGTCACAGACTTAGAATGTGTAAAACAATACTATGGTTATAGTAATGAAAAAGCATCTCAAGCACTGAAAATCCTGACAAAAGAACAGATTAACTTTATTAAACAACGACTTGATATTGGAGGCACAAAATGACTACTACGGTAGAACCTACTGTTCAATGGTCGCAGGACCAAATGGTAGAAATCATTCTTAATGAACCTGATGACTTTCTAAAAGTCCGTGAGACTTTAACCCGCATCGGAGTTGCATCCCGTAAGGAGAAAAAACTTTATCAATCCTGCCACATTTTGCATAAGCAGGGTAGATATTTTATCGTTCACTTTAAGGAACTGTTTGCCCTTGATGGTAAACACGCAAACCTGACTGTGAATGATGTCCAGCGCCGTAATCGTATTGTCCGCCTGCTTGCTGACTGGGGACTGATTACGGTTGTTAAGGAAGAAGGTGTTACTGATATTGCTCCTTTGAATCAAATCAAGGTTCTTGCTTATAAGGACAAGGGTGATTGGATTCTTGAGCAGAAGTATAATATTGGTAAGAAAGGAAAGGCACAAGAGGCAGAATAAATAGTAGTGTGCCATTCGTGCGGCACTCTACAAAAGTCGGAACACCCAGAGACCCCTTGACAGGGGTCTTTTTTTGTGTCATAATATCTTTGTTGGTTACGCCGCTTTTGCATGTGACCGACCGTGGTTTTGTCGAAACCTAGTAATTTGTTAAAAAAAATTATGTATCACCCCTTTTTTAAATCTAAATGCGACATCCCCGATATTTCTTGGTGGGATGGTTTGGAACTTCCTAGTTATAAAAATGCGGAAGTTATTGGTTTGGTTATTAGAAATGTAGAAGATATTAAATGTAAAAATGATCTAGGTCAAGTTTATAATACAGGAAGGCAGCAAGGAACTGACAAAGAAAATGTTGCTGCTCTTACCAGCAGTTTCCTTACCAAAGGAATTAATACAAATCATCTTCCTCCTATTATTGATGAAGATAATAATCTTCGTGAAGGATTTTCAAGACAAGAATTTTTCTTAAATTGGGGACAAGAAAAGTATGTTTACCTTTTAATTAAAAAAAATGAAGGTTGTGATGTAGACGATTTAATTGATGAAATTAGTCTTGGTTCAAATAATCATGATCCAGCTAAACAATCGTCCATTAATGATTTCAAAGCAAGATTGCAAAAATATGTTGAAAGGCAAAAAGAAAAGGGACACGTTGTAACTGAATCTGAAGGAATTAAGTGGTTTTCTCAAATTAGCCATACTTTCAGTGACCAATCTGTTAAAAATGCAGTTCAATATGTTTTAAACAAAAAAACATGCGAAGAGTCTATGGAATCTTATTCTAAAGATGGCGCAGAAAAAATGGCAAAAAATCAGTATTCTTTGAATAACCCTATTGCCCTGGGTTTGAAAATGAGTCATAAAGATCTCATGAGCAATGGAGCAAATGGACAAAGAATTTTTTTTGAAGCACTTCGAGTTTTTGATGAAACTGGATTTTTCCCACCAGTAGTTGTTTTTGCTCAGAACATTCCTCCAAACAAAATTGATGATGTGCGATCTAATTGTTTGAAGCAGGCTGATCAAATGAACAATATTATGGAATCTTTAGTCCTTGCTTATAAGCAGGCAAAAACTCAAAACAAAAAATTCAAAGTTATGGACATTAAGGGATTTCTTCCACAAATCATTGGCAAAGAGACAGATTTTATTCCTGCAAATGTCTATGAAGAGATAACCGAATAAAAAGATACGGGGGTCCACACCCCCTTTTTTATGTCTTCTTGTATAATTAGTAGTGGATGCCGAAAGGGTCCACAAAACACAAGCTCG